CTGTGATAGTTGGCATAGTAGAAGAGACTCCTACTTTCCAATCTTCTGTAGATGTAAAAGCAAATATATTTTTACTATCCGCAGATCCAACCAAAGAGTTTGATCCAGATGAATAAACACCAATTTCAGTTATTTCATATCTTTCTTCGGTTGGTAACTCTGCAGTTAAAACCATTTTTGACTCACCATCAACATCAACAAATCCTCTTGAGGTTATTGGAACTCTAAACATTTCAAATTCAAGTTCAGTTGTTGCTGAGTAGTCTGGTAATGTGCCAGAAACATATGGGGTTAAGGCTTTTGTCCCACAGCCAACTGCAATATAAGAAGCAAAAGCAGGGGCTTGCCCCAAAAGATACTTTCCAATAATTGTTTTGCCTTTATTAGTTATCATAATTTACTCCTATGTTATATTGTATCATTAAAAACAGTCCCCTCAGAAAGTATTGCAATTTCTACTTGCTCATCAGACTCAAGGCTCTTTACATTGATGACTAGGTTACCATCTGAATCTATATACACTACTTCTCCATTTGGCCCTGTTCCAACGGTTGGAATTTTATCTGAAAAACTGATAGGAAAGTTTTTAAAATAATCTCCAGAGGTTCCCTGCAAAGATAGCAATGTATTTGGGTTGTATTGCTGAGAAAGCAAAACAGAATTTTTAATTGGCTGATAGATCAGGTTCTCTGTAAACACGGTATCATTTCTTGCTATATTAATAATCTCTTGTCCACCAATATCTTCAAAGACTAAGTCAAACATTACATCAATGGATACCTGAGAACTATCTAGCAAAACATACTGAGGTGTTGCACTTTGCACTGCAGTGCCAGAACTTGTAGGTGTTGCAGGTACCTGTGGTGTTGAATCAGTCATCGACTACCTCGCTTAAATATACTGTCATTGATGGACCCTGTGAATTCTTTTTATAGTTAATATTATAAACAACAAATTTTGTATCCTCTGAAAGAATTGCATCTTCTCCAGAGTCTGTCTTATAATATAGTTTCACTATATCTCCAAGTTGAAGTGTTGGCATTGCAAAAATATCTAAGCCTACAGACTTTCTGCTTTTTGCAATTTTTTTCATTAACCAAGACATTGTGCCAGTGGCATCATCAAATTTTTGAACATATGGCAAATCTAAAGTAAATTCAGACTTTCCATATTTAGATCTACTTTTTTTAATTGTGTTATATTGATCTGTAATATCTTGTGTATTTTTTACATTACCATCTTTAGTATAAATTGGATTTGATGTATCTGTAAGTTGTGAGTAATAGTCATCTACCGTCAAAGTTTTTGTAGTATCCTGAGTAAAAGTAATTCCCTGAATTCTTAGATAATTTCCAGATGTTTCATCAAGATTTAAAGTTGTATCTGTTGCATTAAAAATTAAAAACTCTGCGCCATATGCATTAGCAGTAAATCCAGAAATAACATATCCTTTTATTTTATTAAATGTTGGTGACATTTTTGCATAAAGTGCTGGGAATGCTTTATCATATTTAATATTAAAATACTCACACTCTCTCATGATAGATCCAAACTCATCAAAATATAGATTGTACTGAGGGGCAGAAGATGGACTTATACCAGACAAATAGGATGACTGTACAATACCACTCATTGAGTATTTTCTAAATGCATCATTAGATGTTATTTCTTGATCACTAAATAAAGAGTTAACGGGTAAGTCTATTTGAGACGTTGTATCAACTGAATAGTTTGGACCAAGTGCAAAAACATTTTCAAACATAACCTTTGAGGTTCCTCTTACAAATGGTGCCATAGTGTTGTAATTAGTAAGAGGAGATGTATCATCTACTGTTGCAACAATGACATTATTTAAATAAAGATAGAACCTTCTAATTGCACCAAGATCAACATACTCTACTGCTATATCATAAACAGTTTGGTTTTGTTCTCCAACCATTCTATATTGACCAGTAAAATTGCCATCATCTACAATAATACTAGATAGGCCCTTCCATAATAATTTTGGTACCGCCTTGCCATCTGAAGTAGATCCAGTTCCCACCTTATAAAAGAACATGTTGCCTACTGTTCCACCTTTATCATATTGTGAGATATTGGCATCTGATAATGCTGCAAGTTCAAAGTAATAACCAGAGCCATTTGCTGGGTTTACCATAATTCCTAAACCACCAGATCCTCCACCAATGCTAATATTTTGAGATGGATCTTTTCCTGGAACAACATAATAGGTCATACTTCCCAAAGGTGTTTGTCCACGCACTTCGCTATTATCTACCTTACCAATAATTCTAAGTCTAGTTCCAAAATGTTTAAACTTATTTGTTAGTGGTTTATAAATATATGATATGTGATTTTCTGGTTTATCTGTTGTTTTAAATGTTGGCCCAGTAAAAACAAGCTCAGAAGACTGAATTGTTCCAGATTGAGTTGAAAGCATCTTTGAGTTCTCATACTCAGAAATGTATGAATTAGTCATGAAGTTTTTAATAAGACCTTCTCTAATTGATTGCTGAGCATATTCATTATCTGATTTAACTGAGTTTCCAACTGCAGCGTCTGTTTTAGTTCCAAATATATAATCTGTCTCCATAAGGCATCCACGAACATAATCATTGCTCTTCCAATATGAATTTACACCAGCACTATGACTTGTAACTGTTGTATTAAAGTATCCACGGCCATGCTTTATAACTGTACCATTTTTAAGTCTTGTATTACCATTGATTGTTTCATAGTCTGGTTCACAATATATTCTGATCAAGCCTGTTGGATATATCTTACCATTAAATGGAAGTTCTGATGCATACTTTTCATAATCTTGAGTATTTGTAATCCAAACATTACCAATTTTTGAAACATTAAACTGTGCAGCGTCATACTTAATAACTTCTCCATTAGAATAAAAATAACCATTATAACGTGTTAGCCAATATACATTTTCGCCTAAATCAAATGTATAGTTAGTTAGTTTATTATTTACAACTGTTGGAACAGAGGAATTTAGATCTGAAGACAATGGCATTGCACCTAAAGCATAATTAGACATTGCCTCTGCAGATCCGTTCATTGGCTTTGTCTTTTGTGTTCCCGAAACTTCCCATAAAAGAGATGGTTTATATATCCAATTTTTATCCTGGTCAATCATACTTGCCTGTTTTAATGAACCATAACTTCTTTGAATATATCTACTTGTGTAGTTAATCTTGCCATCATTATATATTTTGTTTTCTGATGAATTAAAACCAATAATGTTTTCAAGACTTGAAGAGTTAGAATCTTTTGTACCATAAAGGGTCATATCTACATCTCTATCCGCACTTGACGGAAGCATGTAACCCCTTGTCATTAAAATAAAATCATTATACTCATCAAAGAACATAGAGCATTGAGCACTAATTGCAAGATCATTAAGCACTTGTGCTACAGATTTATCGGAATTACAAAAGAAAAATGGAATAACCATATCTGACTCTGATTCCAACCTATTGAAATAATAATTAGAAAATCCAACAGAATCTAATAAAGTTGATATTGCACATGTAAGAGATACGTCAGTCATAAAGAGTGTTGGTGCAGAAATTGACTCTAGATAAAAATACATATCTCTTAAAGTAATTTTTGTGGTTCTATCATTAATATCTGTAGAAGGAATGTTTTCAGAGTACATTGTTTTTAAAGGAATTGTATAACAATCTCCATCAACATAAACATTTTCATAAAAAACAAACTTAACATTTTTTGCTAATTGATTGCTAATCATACTTGATTCATTATTTTCATAGAAGAAAAGATCATAGTCAAGAAAAGTGAGGGATCCGCCAGAGGCAAGAAGTTGTCCTGTTGGTAGACCATTAGTTCCAAGATCTGAAGCAATTTTATTAATTTCAAAATCTTTTACAATATCTGAAATATTTGCACACAGTCTAGGTGATAATTCAATCAGGTCAAAGGTGCTATCAAACTTGTTCATTGTTTCTACAACAATTCTAATTCCTTTAATAAAGTCTACTTGATCTCCATAAGAATACTGAGTACTTGAAATAACCTCTGCACCACCTGTATTTAAATTATCTACAAAATTAAAAGTGGTGCGTAAATTCTCATCTGCAACATGCCAATTATATTCTGGAGTAAAAGTTCTATATGCTCCATCAAACCATATATAAAATGTTCCAACCTCTTGCTCAATTCTTAAAAGATATGCATAGCCATTTAAATTAGTAACTGGTAAATCATCAACTGTAACAATTTTATCAATAAACAAAAAATTTTCTTTATATATGTCTGGAACATCCAGTCCATAAGAAAGTTCTAAATATCCATCTTCCTTAATAATGCTTGTGCCATCATATCTTTTTGAGTTTTTGTCAAACGAGATTATTGGTGTCCAGTTGCCTGCTTGTAAAGTTTCAATTTTCCACTTTAAAGGTGTAGTTTTATTTGCATCTCCATAAAATGGATCTGCTAAAGATCCGCTGATTTCGGTAAATGGCCCAAGGTCTACTGTGCCAACATTTGTTTGCATTTTTACAACAAGTCTATTTGCTGGCACATATTCTTTATATACTACAAATGGACAAGCGTCTTCAATGTAATACTGATTATTTACAATATTTTTTGCAATCCCCTTTTCAACTGTGACTCCATCTGAGTTGGTTTCAGTTCTGTAAGATGTCCAATACTTAAACAAATCATCTTTATCTGCCATATAGTATCTAGGTCTATTTGGCAAATCTTTTGTTGAATTTTGCAAATATCTTCCACTAAAGTATCTTAATTTATTAATGCCAGACCTTGGTCTAAACTTTTCAAAACAACTTTCTAAAGAAAATAACTGAGACTCTTTTTGTTTAGTTGTCAAAAATGCCTGAGGTTCTCCAAACTCATTATATCCGCCATCAATAGTTATATCTGAGTTTGTAGCATTTGTATAATAATTTCCTGCATCATTAATATCATAAAGCGAGACAGGTGAGTTAGAGCCGTTAGGGCTAAATCTGTAATTTCCAATTATGGAAAGATTAGTAATATCATTTAAATTCCATTCAGCAGTGATCAGAGAGTCTGATTGAATTGTTGAATTTGTCTCTAATGCACTTTGAAGAACAGAATTTTGAAACATTATGCCTCTTCCACAGATAGGCTAACATTCCAAAAATCAATTTTATTGGATCTTTTTGTAACATTATAAGAAAAATCACTAAAATATACTTCCATAACATCTTGGTATCTATTTAAATGTTGATATGAGTTTGCATCTGTGCCAAAAACATTTTTATTATCATAAGCCAAGAACATA